GATGAGTTCAGCGAGGTTCTTGAGATTCGCCGTAGTAGAGGTTGAGGTCGGTTTGTAGTGGGAAGAGGTATCCGCCATCAGGGATTCGTTCTGCTTTCGGCATGTCGGGTCGGCTGTTGATCCCAGAGTAGTGGGCGATCAACGCACGGCGCTCCATGCCTTTCACGTTTGCTCGGGATCCACGGTGAAGTGTACGGCCGTTCCAAATGAGGACGTCGCCACGGCTCGGCAGGTAGGTGACCGGTTCGATTCCACTGTCGGCCAGCATTTGTTCGAACACTGGGGTGAGTAGCCGTTCGCTGTATTTCGGCCAGCGATGGTCACGCTCCTCGGGTTTGAGATGCTTTTTCACTTTTTCTTGGGTGACGATCCGCCAACGATGCGAGCCGGGAACATATTGGAACGGCCCAGAGTCGGGGTGAATGTCGTCGAACGCAATCCAAACGGCGGCGTAGGAGTCTCCGACGTGGGGCGGGTTCAGGTAGGTGTCTTGATGCCAGTCGCGCTCCGTGGACACCCAGCCGGTCAGGTTGAGGTGAAGGCCCGGCGGTTCCCCAATCAGTTTCTCAATTTCATCGACCAGCGGCTTCCACAACAGAATGTCTTGCAGCGGTATATGTCTGGTATACGGGATCGGGTCCGGCCAGCCTTGAACACGGCCGATACTGCCGTTTTCCCGCTCCCAGCACGCTTCGTATTCCTGCATCAGGGTTTCGGGCAGGAAGTTTTTGAGGATAACGACGCCTTCGTCGTTCCAGTCGCGTGGCCCCTCAGGCGGAGGCGGGTCGGTCAGATCCTCAAGCGTCGGGCTGTTCATTTTTAGGTAGCTCCGGTGGCGCCTGCATGGCTTTGAGCGCGGCTCGAAGGACTGCGTTGTCTACGGTCAGGCGTTTTACCTGTTCAGCGAGGTCGTCAATCACGGCGTGGAGGTCGATATTCGCTTCTGCCATATTTTGATCTTACCACCCGGTATGGGGTGAGGTATTATGGTTGTATCTGACCGCAATCGGGAGAGCAAAATGGCAGTTACCACCTCAACTCGAATGGGCGTCACCCTCTGGTCCTCAGACGCCGATAATTTCACTCGCACCCAAATGAACGGGTCGCACGAAAACATAGAGTTGGTCGCTGCCCGGTTCACCGCAGGTTCTGCGAACCCGACGCTCCCTGACTCTTCGTATGCGCGGTCGTTTTTTTACAACACGTCAACGGGCGTTCTTCATTACTCGTTCAACGGCAACGACTGGGACGAGATCGTCACCGAGGCGAGTGTTGCCACCCTGACGGGCACGGAGACGTTGACGAACAAAACGCTGACTGCGCCGGTGATTTCTACGATTTCCAATACGGGAACCGTGACTTTGCCGACATCGACAACCACGCTTGTCGGCCGGGATACGACAGACACACTGACGAACAAAACTCTTAGCGAGCCCACCATCAAGCTGGGTATCAGCCAGTCGCCAGTCGAACAATGGCAGGTCGTTGCTGCCGCCCCGACCGGAACCCAAAACATTGACTGCGTCACGTCTGCTGCGTGGTACTACACCGCTAACACGACCACCAATTTCACGGCCAACCTTCGCGGCGATAGCGGAACGACCTTTGACTCACTGCTTTCCGTCGGTCAATCAATGTCTGTGGTCATCGCGGTGCAGAACGCTTCAAATCCGCGTTACCTGACAGGATTGACGATCGACGGTTCTTCCCAGACGGTTCTCTGGGCGGCGGACACTTCGCCGACTGCCGGCAACGCGAACAGCATCGACACTTATTTGTTGACTGTTATCAAAACCAGCGCGGCGCCCGGGTATACGGTGTTCGGCCAGCAGGTTCAGTTCGCCTGAGCGTCAAGCACCCACTCGCCAATATTTTTGTCCCACTTGTAGATTTTGCCGTCATTGGGGTACGGGATGTCAGGGCTGCCGGGTTGCCGTTCCCAATGCTGCAGGACTTCGTCCCAGTTGTAGGCCAGTCCATCGTCCGGCGGCGGGATAGGCGGGTACCACTGCCCGTCTTCTGGATTCAAAATCCACGAGTCGAAACCTTCAGGTTTTGGCGGGATGAAGCCGTCGAGTTCCTCGCTATAGGAACCGCCAATCGAACAGTAATTTAGGCGAAATGGTTCTTTGCCGAAACGGTGTTTACCCATCGACGTGTTGTATGAGGTTCTGAGACACCTTTTCCCAAGCATGTCACTGTAGTAGTCCTCCCACGAATCAAAGCCGTCTGGGAGGTCTGCGGTGTCGTCTTCATCACGTCCAGTGATCACGTCGATCACTGTGTTGTCATCGTCTAGAACTGCGTAGTGTGCCATGGTTACCAGCTGATGTTTCCGGTTCCTGCCGTGAAGCTGATCACGGTTTCCGATCCGAGCGTAGCGACCGAGTACGTAAGGCCAGCGTCGATATTCGGCATACGTCCCACGAATCGGATGATCACGAATCCTGAAGATCCGCTCTGTGATCCCCAATAGGCGTTTCCGCCGTTGCCGGTGTTGGTCCCGGGACCAGCGCTGGTTCCCCAACTTCCACCGTTGCATCTTCGGACCGTAGATCCACTGATTGTGCTGTTGATGCCGGCACCCCCTGTCGAGCCGCTGCCTGCCGCCCCAGCGCCTCCCCCGGCCACACCCCCGCCGTTAAACCCTTGGCCAGATAAGCCGGTACCGGGGATGCTGCTTCCGCAGCTGCCGTTGACCGCGTAGTTCCAAGGTTCGCGGTCCGCTTCACACGCGGTGTCGAAGTTGACGTCCCCGCCTGCTCCCCCCCCGCAGCCGCCAGACGATCCGTTTGTTCCCCCTGAGCAGCATCCGAACCCGCCGCCTCCCCCTCCGGTTGCGCTGTAGCCAGCAAACTCAGAGGTGCCGCCTTGTGACCCGTTGTTTTGAACGTTTGCTCCCCCGTTGCCGCCCCCGCCAATTCTTACGAAGTAGTTGGTTCCTGCGGTCACCGAGATTTCACCGAGTGAGGTCGAGTTGCGTCCTGAGAGCTCGCCGGTGCGGCCTGACCGGTACCCGCCCGCCCCTCCCCCGCCACACGCGACGGGCTGTCCCCAGATTGCCCAGATTGGCGGGTCGCGCCATGGTTTATTGCGCTCTTTATAGACGAGTTGCTGTTGACGGCCTGAGCCGCCACCCCCTGCCCCCATTATCCATGACAGCTCTCGGGGAACGCCGGGGCCGAAGGTGAAGAATCCGCGTCCTGAAGTAGGGTTTGAAAAAAATGGCATGACTTCTCCAAAACGAGGCTACTCCAATAATACCGCAAACGTTGCTAATCAATGTAAAATCCGGCCATGAAGGAACTGGAGTGGGAGGCTGATGGGGCGGTTGTTGCGCGCAAGCTGATACCAGAAGAGGACGTCGACAAATATCTAGCTTTTTTTTACAAAACGTACATTGAATCAGGCCAGACGTCGCGCGACGATGACTACATCAAATTCCCGGAAGTCCGCGACTTGGCTTGTCATAAAGCAATCGCTGACGTTTTTTGTACGATTAACTTGATTGGTGACGTCGAGTTTTGCCTGCTCGACTGGAAGTACGATCCGATTGGTTGGCACGCAGACCTACTACCCCCGTCGACGCGTACAGCGGGCGTGATCATCGCTTTGGAAGACTTGGACCCGCGCAGCGGACTCTTCGAAATGATCCCCGGCTCACATCGCTGGGATCTTGATTTATCTCAGTGTGGGCCTTCGGACAATGGGCAAACAAAAGACTACGTGAAGGAGCAGATAGCCGACCACCTTGATTCCGTTTACAGGTTTGAGGCGTCAAAAGGTGACGTACTGATCTGGGATTCTCGGGTGATCCACCGGCGATCTCCACGAACGGCGGACGTCCCGAGGCCAACCGTCGTAACGTTGTGCAAGCTGCCGAGGTGGGAATCCAGTCGGCACGAAGGTGGTCTTGGGTTTTTGGCCGACCCTGATTAGTAGATGTACGGTGGCCGGTCGTCTTTTCCGAGAAGTTTCCTGATTCTCCAGCGGATCATCATTTTCCAGATTGCCAACTTCATGCGTAGTCGTGCGACGGTTCCAATTCCGTTCCTTCGAACCATGGTCGAATCTCCCTAATGTCTGTTGCCGACAGTCTTTCGCCGGACATGATTTCTGCGAAGTGAATTTGGCTATGTAGGCCCGGGTGGGGCCGCCGCCAAGTTTCCGTGCGGTCTAAGGCTACCGTCCATGCTTTCTCCTGCCAGTATCCGTCTGGTTCGAGATCGCAGCATCCGGGCCTTCCCATTCGTTCCAGCTGTTCGGGGTATGACCAGAACTGGAGCATTTCGGTTTCGGCGTGTCCAAATGACAATGGTGTTGACTCTTCGACCTCGGTGATCACGTGTTCTGGTGGGTCGATGAGCTCGGGGTATCCGATCTCTCTCAATGCGTTGAGTGTGCTGTTGTGCCACGTAAACAAACGAAGAGGTATTGCTTGTGAACGTGAATACATGAGAAGTATTTCTAAACTTTTTAAATTCGTGTCGAGCAAAACGTCAACTGGAACAAAGGTTTTGTGCCCAGAAAGGGTCTCGTGAAAATATGGATCCCCTGAGGAGTCGACCACGACGTTTGCGCCTTCATCATAAAAAAGCGTTCGCTGAATCCATCGATCTGGTCCAACAGATATCTGGCCTCGATACACATCAGGCATCAAAAGTAAGATCTGTTTCGGTTGTCCGTACTTCGAAATATTTGCAAACGCCCGGTATACCTGCTGCGCGACCGAAGATCCGGGACGGGCAATGTTGTTGACCGTCAGCCCAAGTGTCCGACGCAGAATATCGGGCCACGTGAAGTCGTAGGGAAGCCCCATCCCCGAGGTGATCGAACACCCAAGTGCCAGAACGTCAGGATTGGCGACGTTTTCCGGGCCGTGCATCCCGTCGGAGTTGATGAAGTAAAGGCAGTCTTTGTGCCCGCCGCCGAACTCCTCTGATCCGTGGGTGTCGTGGAAGCGGATTCCGCGGCTCCATCTAAACCGCTTGCCCGTCTCGGGGTCCGTTGCTCTGTGAATGTCGGGGTAGTCGCGATACTTGAGGGTCGGGTACAGCGCTTTGTCGTCCCTGCGGAGGGCAGCAATGTCTAACGGTTTATCGGCCATTATGAGACGATTCGGACGTGAGGATTGTCTTGGCGCCATCGGTCAACATCGAAAATGTCATCGAGCAGCGGCTGGTTTTTGACGTTCAAGCTTGTGTTGAGCAGAACGGGAATCCCCGTGTGTGTTTTCCATCTCTGGAGAACTTCGTAAAGACCGAAATGCTGATACTGGTTTACGGTTTGAACCCGACTCGTCTCATCTTTGTGGATCACCGCAGGTAGAAGGTCAGGTCTTTTGCACTGGACAGCGAACTGCATGTACGGGGAGGGGCGGTCGAGATCAAAGTATTCGTGGGCGTCCTCCTCCAGCACGACAGGCGCGAAAGGCCGGAACTGCTCCCGTTTTTTGACGGTGTTGACCTTCTTTTTCATTTCCGCGGTCCGTGGATCAGCCAAAATGCTTCTGTTTCCGAGTGCTCGTGGCCCGAACTCTGCGCGACCGTTGGCGACGGCGACAATGCCATTCGATGTCAGCTCGTCAACGATTGGTCCGATCGGGTACGGGCCGCCGATGGCGTGCCCGAGGTATGGGCCTTCCCACCGAATGTGTTGTCCCCAAACTGCTAGGGCGGCGCCAAGGCTCGAACCCGCATCACCCGGATTGGGCATAATCCAAACGTGGTCCCACATGTCCCACAGCATCGTGTTCGCTGCGCAGTTCAAAGCGCAGCCGCCCGTAAACACCAGATTTTTTGATGCGCTGTCACGTCGAACCCGCTGCATGAGTTCGCGGAGCCGGTCTTCGTAGACTTGCTGCACGGCTGCGGCGATGTCAAATTTGTCTTGTTCCGTGCGAATTTTGTGTGGCCAGTCTGGAACGCCGTAATGCATGTTGTACGGCTGATAGTGAAATTTCGGGAAGTACTGTTCGACTTCAGTGATGTATCTTCCCGGATATCCGAAAGCGGACATGCCCATCAGGATGTATTCCTCGATGCCGGGTTTGAGTCCGAGGAGTTGGGTGAAGGCGCTGTAGAAAAGCCCGAAGCTTGTCGGGTATTTCAGTCCTCCGCGTTTGACTATTACCGGCCCTTTGGCGTCCCAGATGGTGAGGGTGTCGAATTCTCCGATGGCGTCGATGACGACGATCGTGGCGTTGTCGAATGTTGATGTGTAGTAGCCGGCTGCGGCGTGGCTTTTGTGATGGCCGACCTGTATCTCCGGGATTCGTTTGAGTGCTGGCGCGGTTTTCTTGTAGAGGTGCTCGTATGCGCCGTTGATTCCGCCGTGCACGAAGTTGCGCCACCTTTTTTTGTTTCTGTGTTCGAAGTATGCGATGACGTCGGGTTCGCCGAATTCCATGGCGGTGCCGAAGAGTGCGTGCGGGTTGGAGAACGAGTGTTTTTCTTTGTTTACACGTTCGCCGTGTGTGGCGAAAACGATTTTGCCGTTTTCCACGACTGATACGGCGGCGTCGTGGGACGAGTCGTTGATGCCGAGAATTCTCATTTGAACCTGACCGGCATTGTCCGCCAACCGTGAGCCCATCTTGATGGGGCGAAAGTAAAGCCCTCTGTGATTGGTTCGAATTTAGGGAAGTACTCGAACAGGCAGCGTATGGCGGCCTTTATCTCCGCGCGGGCAAGATTTGCGCCGATGCAGAAGTGCGGGTTTGGTGTGCCGAAAGAAAGCTGCATTGGCTTCAGGGGGCGACGCACATTGAACCGGAGGGGGTCGTCAAAAACTGCTTCATCGAAATTGGCGGAGTGGTAAAAGAGAACGACGCGTTCCCCGGGTTTCACCTCGACATCGCCTATCTGGGTTGGCCGGACCGCCGTTTTGGCAAAGTGGATGATCGGGCTGTGGTATCTGGCGAGCTCTTCTGTCGCTGTTCCGATGAGCTCGTCAAAGTTATTTTCGAGGTCTTCTCTTTGTTCTGGCTCTCTCCACAGGAAGTAAACCGCCGCGCTGATCACGTTTGACGTGGTTTCAAAGCCGGCATTGATCAGAAGTGAGAAAAAGTCTGCGTATTCGTCGGGGGTGAGCGGCCGATTCTGGAAATCTGTCGAAGTCATCAGGCGTGATGTGAGATCATCGCCCGGGTTATCCCTGCGTTCTTCTGCAAGTTTGTGTGCGTACTGATACATGTCGCGACATGCCCGCAACCATTTGACCGGGTTCCCGTCCTCGTGGGCTGGGTGGTGCAGCTGCATCATCTGGGCTGTCAGGCCACCTATCCACTCGACGTCTTCTTCTGGTACCCCCATCATCCGGCAGGTGAGAAGACCTGTGATTTTGTCAGAGAACTCTGTTCTGAAATCGGCGAGCCCGTCAGGGTGCTTCGCGATAATGTTTTCTGCAACGCTTTTTGTTATATCGTCAATCGTGGATACTAACTCTTTGATCGCCTTGGGGGTAAAGGCGGAGGAGATGATGCTGCGAAGCTCAGTGTGTTCCGGCTGGTCCATCGCAAGGATCGACCCTGTGAACGGCATGCTTTTGAACCTCTTCGACATTTCCGCGCTTCGACCAAGCATGATGCCGTGCGCTGTGGAAAGCGCGTCGTCGGAGCCCGCCTGTACGCAATCCTTGTAGGAGAGCATGGCCCAGTAGGAGCGATCTTTGTCTCCGTGCTCGCAGAAAAGGTATGGCCGCTGCTGTCGGGCCATCTCCATAAAGCGTCTTTTCCTCAGCTCGTGGTGCTCCAGAGTTGAATAGAGTTCCGGAATCCAAGAGTCACTAACTGGTTCGTTCATTGTTTGAGGGTGGCGGTTTGAGATGGTCAGGTATTTTTGCTAAATCTTCTTCAGATAGAAGTTCTGTTACTTCGTGAATGTTCTCCACGTCGTGCCACCAGTTCCTCTCCAAACTCGGAATGAGGTTGTGGATAATCGTTCTTGCTCTTGGCCAAAATGAAGTGATGATGTATCTATTGCCTGATCTTATTTCCCTCACCCCGTGAAGGTACTGGGGTGAGGCCGGGAACGCGATCATTAGGCCCGGACGGGGAACAATCTGGACACCATAATGGTAGAAGTAAATTTCCCCTCCTTCAAAGTTGCTGTTCAGGTAGGTGACCGTGGCAAAGTCATTGTGGTGCAAGGAAAGGGTTCCCTTGTTTTGGGTGAAGATAACCCTTCCGTCAGCGTGGCCGACATCACAATGCGGTGACTGGAAGTCTCCCGGAACCCACTTCCTGAAAGAACTCCTTCTGATTTTCACCAACGTTTCGCCGAAGAATTCCTCGAGGGCGAGCTTTTTTCTATCTTGGAAGGATTGAACGATGTCGATCAGGTTCGGGGGGACATCGAAAACTGATCGCTGGTAGTGTCGACGTTCGCGCAGGTCGCCGTGACCGGGCTCGTCCCAAGTGTCTTCTCGATCGAGGAAATCTACGAGCGCGTCACATTCGTACTGTGAAAGAAATTCTTCCTTGATCAGAAGTTGGGGGAGGATCATCCCTCGGGTGTTTCAGGGTTCAGGTATGCGTACAGTGTGATGCGAGCGTGCCGCTCAAACGTCGGTAGCTCGAGGGGGAACGGGAGGTCCGCTTCGAGATGCCCGAGGATTTTGTAGGCAACCGTGCTGGACTCGAGATCAACGCCCGCGGGCTGCAAAAGTCGAAAAACTTTTCCGTCCCAGCGGATTTCGTAGTTGCCGGATTCGTGCTCAAGTAGAACGGTCTGCCCGTGGGTGGCAGTTTCCAGTTCAGCGATCTGCTCGGTTCCAGCGTCGGGAAGTTGGGGTGTTTCTTCAGTCATGGCGGCAATCGTAGCATCTACTTTGGCGGAGTTTGGTCCATCATTTCGAAAACTGTGTCTGTGTTCTCGTAGGTTTTCCACCACTCTGTCGGGATGGTCTGGCCCATGAGTGCTCTCGCGATGGTGCCGCATCTGATCCAGTGGGTTGCTGATGTGTCCCTTACTCCGCTGGTCACTTCGGTGACCCTGTGCTCGTATCCGTAGGAGCACGGGAAGGCGACAAGTTTTCCGGGTTCTGGCCGAATCGTCATGCCCAGCTCTGGGAATTCGAGCTCGCCGCCCTCAAAATCATCGTTGTAGTACAAAACGGTGGCGACTTCGAAGAATGCCCGCGGGATTGTTGGCCCTCTGGTCTGGAAGTCGAGTTTGTTATCGTATAGGAAGCCGTCTCCGTGTCCACCCATGTGGGTTCCCGCGACCCATCGGCGAAATGTTGGGTCTGGTTTGAGCAGGAAGTCGTCTCCGAAGGCAAACTCCACGTATTTGTGCATGCGGTGGTTGATGTAGGCGTATGGTGCTGTTAGGCAGTTTTCTTCCCAGTATTTTTTACTGAACGTTTGGTGATGTGGCTGGCCTTCAATATGATCGGTCGAAGTGATCGGTTCCCAGAAGTCAGGGTTGCTGTGGTGTTTTCTCCAAAAATCAAGCTCGTCCCGATCAAGGACATGAGTCCACTGATGGATCACCTCGCCCGGCCTGAATGGAAATTCGTGGACTACCACTTAGATCACTCCTCGGATTACTGCCACAGAGTTCGCCCTTGCCCCCATGAACAAGTGTGTACTCGCATTCTCTACCAGCATCACACTGCCGACCTCGGCCTCGATCGGAGTATTTACTAGCCCGGCAGGCAGAAGCATAATGGGGTTAGGGCCGATCACAACAATGACGGTGTGGGTTGTGTCGGGGAAAAGCAGAGGAGAACCCCAGTGCAGCTCGGTTTGAGGTTCGGACGCGATGCGACACGCCCTCCAATCACCGACCTGATTTAGGTTTTCGCCTTTAAGAATCCGCTCATTGATGTCGCGTTCGAAGTGATGCAGGGCGTCATATAAAACTTTGCCGTGCTTGTAGGACCACAGCTCCGACATCACCATATCTGCCTGCTCTAAGCCGTTTGCCAGAGTCATCGGCAGGGCGATCGCGCCATCCTTGTTGTGCTTTCGCATCGTTTCTTCGGTGGTGAATGTCACCGCCGTGGCGAAAGGATGGACTTTCAGCTTAGGCACAATTCGTCACATTCCGATAGAGCGTAAATATTCCTGATACTGGTCTTCTGGCAGCCTGTCTTCCGGCTCGGAAGAAGTGCCAAACGGGAAGCACCAGAACCCGTGGAACGATCTTTCGCCCGGCTGGAAGCCGGCTTTGACGCCGTGAGCCATCCGGAACAAGTCCGGTATCACTGCGTCACCTTCTTGCCATTCCCACCAAATCTGGTTGGCGGCGTTGTTGGTGATTTCGTCGTACAGCCACTCGAAAAACTCGCTGAACAGGGCTTTTTCGTCGTCGGTTGGCTTGCGGTTGTCGACGGAAAGCAGATAATCCTGAGGGCCCCACGGCGCTTTGCATGGGCAAACTCTCAATGTTTCAAATCCTGTTTTTGGACTAATTTCAAGCGGCGGACGACTGTGGGAAGCTTTATTTAAGTCTCCATCCTTTGTCCAAATAATTTCTGTAAAAGCATCAACTTTTGCTTCGAATGTATCTCTAAACCCATCCATTGACTCTGGCTTATGCTGCCAGTTGGGCATATGAACGACTTTAGATTTTTCCAACAGATCACGGTAATTCTGGGGAAGCTTCGTAGCCAATCGCTCCATGTCAACGAAACCAGTGTTCCCAGTTCCCGGCTCAGCCGTAAAGTTATACATCCACCACATAGATGCCGACTGGGTGTTTTTCATCGAAACACCCTCCACATGCCATTGGATTACCTCATGGTTTTTGTCATTCTGCTCGCCTTTGATCAGCCAGCCAATCTGGAGATCATGAACTTGGTGGTACCGCCAAGAGCCGGTTGAGGCTGGGTCCAAACGATTTCTGTCTGGGGACGGTGTGAACCCAGCGATGTCACCGATTCTGGTCAGCAACTCCATCAAGTCGCCCTCGTTTTTTTGCTGGCCGCGAAGGACAACGAGTCCACGTTCCAGAAACTTGGCGGAAATTGTCGATGGCCTGAGGATTAGTTCCTCAAGCGGCCGATCGAAAACGAAATCTAAACTCATGCGTCGTAGGGTTCATCCAAGAAAAGCTCGATTGACGCCCGAATCCGCCGAAGCGCGTCCTGCGGGTCAAATGTTGACCATCCGCTCTCAAGGTTTGACGGCAGAAGGCTGCCGTTGGTGAAGCGCGAAATACGCCGGCCGTCGCGTGAAACAACAAATTTCTCAAAGTTGCCCCTGATTTCCCCAATGTCCACGCCAAGGCGCTCAAACAGGAGGTGGGGGTGCTGTTCGGGCTCATCCTCGCGATTATGTCGCGACGCAACCAACTCAGTGAATGGCAGGCGGATCCGGTAGTGCTGGTAGGCGAATTTGTGGCACTCCTCTGCCGTGGACCGGGAGTCCTTGAAGTCTCCGTAGCCGAATTCGCAGTAATCGTTGGTCGGAACGCAAACGACTTCGAATCCCCGATCGGCGTAGTCGTACTGGAGAACCTGAAGCATGGGGTATTGCATCGAGTTTCCGCATTCTCCGGTGACATTCACGATCATCGTGACGTTGCCTTTTCGGGGCGCGAGGCAGTCCATCTTGCCCGAAACGTCCCTGATCGGCACGTCATATACGGAAAGTCCATCTGGGGTCGGGTAGAGATGCCCTTCAGAGGCTAGGAACTCTTCCACGCTGGAACGGTTTTTGATGTCGCTGATCACGTCCACTTTTTCTCCAATCTTTCGGACTGATACCATAGTAGTCGCTGCCCGGCCGCCTTGCTGGCATGCGGTATAATCGTTGCGGCCACACAATTTCGCCTAGGGAGTTTCCATGGTTGCTTTTCGCCACCTGACGCCAGATTTGATCGCCGACGATGTGTCGTTGACACTTAACGGGCATGAGGCAAAGATCTGGCAGCACGCAACGAGGCTCGGCATCGATCCACGGTCTTTCAAGCTCGACTATGTCATTCCGACACCTGATTCTGAGGACGATGAGCAGCTGCTCGAAAATACGCTGTTTGAATGGCAGCGAAAAATGCTTGTCGCTATGGAGATTGCTGGCGAAAGCCCATCATCTTTCGGCAGCTTTACGACTGGCGAAGAAAAGATGGCCGCGTTGGAAACCGCGCTTCAGCAAATCGAAGTTACGGTCGCGTCCACTTGCGCCCGGCAGGGCATCGAGCCTGCGGATATTGTTGAGGGCTGGACGGCGACAACCGATGAGGAAGAGGACAAAAAGCTGGAGGATCTCGTTGCGATAATGTACAAGGCTCGCAGCGTGATTGATGCCCTTTCCTGAGGAGTGAAAAATGGCTTTAAGCGCAGAACAGGTAGCAAAAGCTCAGACAGAGGCTCGTGAGTTCTTGGAATGCTCGATTTTGGTCCTCGCTTCGATTCTTGGCGTCTCCGTCGACACGATTGGCGATGAATATGTCGTACCCGTCACGGAAGACGACGAGTATTACGAGGGCCATCTGGCTTTGTCGCGTCAAGTCGCAGCTTTGGCGCTGCTCCCGTAATGAAAATACACTCCGCTCATCTTCGCCTGCCGGAGGCGCGGAACTATATGGATAGGGTCCGCGCCCATCAGCAGACCGCCAATAAGGCGGAGGGTTTGTCTGAACACAAGGTGAAGAGGGCGAGCGATTTGGAGTTGGAGTGGGATTCGGAAAACGGTGTTTACAGCCTTGGTGGCCGTCGAGTCACGTTTGCCTGTGAGGTGTACGAGTTTGACCACGAAGTGATTGGCGAATCGGGCGAATCTGCTGATTCGGAAATTTCTTCTCAAATTAAAGATCCGGAGATTTCTTCATCATGATTATTAAGTCGAAGCATCTTAAAATTGATGATGTTCGGCCCCTCGAGGATCAGCTCGTCGCCGCAGGGTACGGGTGGGACAAAAGCATAGATCATTACGGCTACGCCGTTGGTAGCGAGTCGCATGCCAATTCTGTCGCGCTATACAAGGATGGCTTGATGATTATCCCCGAAACGGGGAAGGCCGAAGTGCCGTCGATCGTTTACCTTGATTACGAGGAAACCATGATTTTCGACAAGTCTCCAGAGGTTGAGGAGCATTTTGACGAGGTTCCGTCATGAGGAGCTCTCAGACTGGCGGATTCAGCCTTTTTGACCCGGCTGACTACATCGCTGACCGTGAAACAACTTTGGCTACCGCCGCCCTTATTGGCGGTTTGGATATTGCGAACTTTGATTCGCTCACTATCGACGACATCGTGAACAGCGTTCGAGATATTTTTCCGTCGCAGGTTCAGCCACTGACGACAAAGATGTTTGGCCAGCACGGTATCCAGCAGAAAACCGTGAACCCCGCGTATCTGTGGAACAAAAAAATGCAGCAGAAAGTTCTGCATAAAGTTCGCTGTGATTGGCGTGATCTTCACATGGCTAAGTGGGTGATGGAAAATGGCTGATCGGCTAGTTGAGCGTGCCCGTTCACAGCGACTCATGTCTTCAGGTTGGGGCGACGACGAGTTCCCCTACTGGATGGATCGCTTCCAAGACTGGGGTATTGTCGGTCACAACATGCTTGAGTCTGCTGCGGTGGACAAAAGGCTTATTGCTGTGCAGGAAACCGAAAGCATCCCGATTTTTGATTTTCTGGTGACTTCGTCGCCCGAGTGGCGCGAAGTCATGTTTTACATGATGGCCCTACCTCGGCTGCTTCTAGAAACTTCGATGAAGCTCGGATGGCATAACTCGACCGGGTTGAACATTCTGTCCCACGGGGTGGATATTCCGGTTTGGGATGCCGACATGGTGAGTGGCAACAACAACATTCACTTCTTAAACGAGTTTGAGCTTCATGTGAGCGAAACCTTCTGGCAGTCGCCAGATGGACCCTTCGAGGACCCATCGGTGTTGAAGTATTTTGTTGTTGACCATTCTGAGATTCTTGACGGTTCTCTGGACGGTTATTTTGACCTAATCATGATGCCTCTTCACCGTTTTCAAGATTTTTCTTTCGAGCACATGAATAAGCTTGTTGACTCGATGAAGCCGGGCGCGCTTCTGCTGTGCCGGAACATGGCGCCGCGAAACTTTTCTTATTATCAGCCGATGTTTTTGCATGCCTACCCGGAGCATGACTACAGCAGGCTTCTGGCCGACCATCCTGATCTAACGTCGAGGCACATGTCTTGGGGTAACGGTCTGGTTGTCGCCTACAAAAATTCCGAGTGATACACTCCCAACATGAGACTTTTCGGCCCTCCAGACAGCGACAAATTCGCCTACCACAAACTTGGCGAAGGTGACTTTGAGTGGATTGATTCGCTTGAGTACACCAACCATCCCGGTGGCGTCGTTCACTTCCACGGCGCTTTCGAGATCGACCAAAAGCGAATCCTCCCCTATCTTGACGATCTGGCATACATGCCTTCTTGTGGCCTGAAGATCGTCAAAGACGATGATGGGAACATGCTTCACGGGGAAACCTTCGAAGGAACGATTGTCGACATCAGTGATCTGATGCGTCTCCCAATGCGGGTCGGTGGCCACGGAGAGCCAGAACCCGTCAACCCCCTCACCCCGGAAGACATCCGTGAGTTCTTCGAACACGTGGAGGAGACGTTCTACATGGCGCTCCTCCGCTACTGTGATTTGTACCCTCTGGTCGTCAACACCCTGCTGTGGCGCATGCGCGGTCATGCTCTTCGCTACAGCCCTGACGCCTCTCTAGGGATCCATAACGACAACGACACCAACACGCTGATGCGCAATGGTCAGCGATGGGAGTCAGGCCGCGAAATCGCGATGTATCAGGTCACCAACGGCCTCGCATATTTCAACGACGACTACGAGGGCGGCGAGTTCAGGTTCCCGTATCTGAATCTGACGCTCAAGCCGAAGACTGGTGACATCATCCTGTTCCCTGCGAACTACATCGGCACGCACGGTGTCGCCCCAATCAAATCTGGCCTCCGGTACTCGTACCTGACCCAGTTTGGTCATGGCGGCGGCCACCGCTATGAAGTGACGGAACCCAATGACAGCAATGTTTGGCTTCCACCTGTGTGGATGCCGTTTCTAGCTCAGGACCTCCACAAGCTTCAGCAAACCGAATATTCCCATTTGGACACCGCGGGCGACCGTGCAGTTGGCCTCTCAATGTCCACGACTCTTGAGCAGACCCGCGAGGCGGAAGGCGGCGCGGTTGGCGAGTTCATCGCCTACGAGGAAAAACCTGTTACTGTCGGGTCATGAAATTCGTCTATTACGAGGAAGTTCCCCTCGAGCAGCACAAGGATCTTGCTGAGGAAGTGGAGCGCATCGCGATGTGCGACGAGCTCCGCACCTATCGGGCATGGTTCGGTCCACACCCCGATTTTGACGGGTGGTTTATCCAGTGGTCAATGAATTACCTGAATGAGGATACCGACCCGGATAGTCGCGAGCCTGATGCTTACGGCTTAGCGAAGACATCTGACGATGACATTATGTTTCGCTGGAGCAGGGAGGGCGACACGGTGACAATCAACTCGGTCGCCCACAAAGTGATTTTAGATTTGTGAGCCCGTGATGCGAATCAGAACTTCACAGAAGTTAGACATCGACGATTATCCAGTTGAGGCATCTATCGCAATGGAGATAGCCCAACATGATCGACTGGTTTTCGCGGAGCAATGGATTGGCCCTGTCCCGGATTACGAAGGCTGGAAATTGACTTTTCAGGCCGTAATGGTTCCACCAGATCCCGAAGATCCTCCTTCGGACCCGCCGCCAGCGCCAACGGGGAATGGAATGATTGAAACACCTGACGGGCTGATCGTTCAGTTCTTTCGCCGTGGCGAGGACGTGGAGATTCTGAGCATTTCCGAGAATGTAATTTTAGATATTTGAGTTGTGGCGGGCTTTATCATGAGTCCGCAGTGGGTGACCATACGGGAGGTACTGGCGCTTCTTCCCGGCCTTCGTCCCGGTAACAGTTTCCTTTTCTCCCGTTCTCGGATTGATTCGGGTCCTTTCGTTCCCTCGAACTCCGCTGCCTTTTTTGCCTTTGCCCATATAAATCCTAGAATTCGTAGTGAAGAAAGAATCCTGCCTCGTCAGCTATGCCCATTGATAAAGCGGTCTTGAAGCTTTCTTCGTCGTTCGGTGTGTCAAATGGTGTTTCTCCTAAAGCTTCGCACATAACATCTACGTATCTTTGATTACGCAACATTTCTGCCCCTTCGGCATGAAGCAAAGTTCCGTAAACAATTTCTTTTCCTTTTTTCACTGAAAAAGGTAAGGCGCAAACGTGTATCTCTTCGCCAAGGTCAGCGACGTGCAGAATAGACAGGCACTCATCGACATCCTTTTCTTTGCCTGAAGCAAACTCTTTCTGTAAGTCTTTTTTTCTTGTTTTCTCAGGCTTTGTCGAAACCCAGCCTTCGGCTAAAAGAGTGAAAGAGTCGCACCCCCAGCCGCGGCGCATAATGGTGGAAGTTTTCCAAATTCTTTCGCTGCGCTCGTCCTCGTCTTTCGGATCCCCGAACTGCATATCCATCTGAGCCAGACACGCCAATTCGTCGCCGACCCACCCAACAAGATTAATTGCAAGCTCCTCGCCGATGCCGTATTCACTGACGAGATGATCTTTTGCTTGACGGCCCACGGCCATCACGAAAGCTACTTTCGCGGGTGAATCAGGGTACAGGCCTTCCACACGTCGAAACCCTACATCGGGACGACTGTTACGAGGTGTAAGGTGTGCGACATGGCACAAAAGAAAACTCCGGCGAAGAAGACCCCAGCGAAGAAAGCCGCGGCCAAGAAGGCGCCAGCAAAGAAGGCTGCGGCTAAGAAGACTCCAGCAAAAAGGGCACAAGAAGCCGTAAAAGCGTCCGCTCCCGTCGAAGCACCCAAGGTTGAGGCGCCAACGCCGAAGATCTATGAAAACAACGTGCCTTCACGCCCCAGCAAGCTGGAGATCATGAAGCGCTGGTTCCGACGCCTCTGATTTATCGCAGGAGGTCGACCACTTCGTCGGCCGACAAAATGATGACAACCGAGGACAGCACGAACGATTCGTCCTGATCTTCAGCGGCCTCAACAATCACTTCCACTGAGTCGATCGGCACTTTATAGTGGCTAGCCACGGACGCTTTGACCTGAGAAATTGTTTTTTCGTCACCGGCGAGCCGGGAGTTTAACTCATCTAAAATCAGCTCATCAACGTCGGGCTGCTCGTTTGCCGTATCGGCACGCTGCTGATGTTCCTCGGTTAGCACACATCCCGCACATGCCATTGTTCCAGATGTCGACGGACGTTTCCTAACCTCGACGTGGCCGCACTCCAATTTGTGGTGATACTCGACCCGGCCCCACGAACCGATCCGGTCTATGCCGACTACCGACTTTCGCGGAGCAGCCTTGAGGTTTACTGGCTTGCGAGCCACTCTTCGCACTCCCGGATGGCCTTGGCGAGCCCTGACCCCCAAGGGAAGCTGAGAGCAAGAGCAAAGGGTTGCGCCCTCCAAAGAGGAATGTCCTCAGGGGTGCCGGTGGGAAGCTGTTCGACGAGTTCTTCCAGACGTGATCTCAGCTCAATGCGATTCTTGAGCCATTCGTCCAAGTATGCGAGGTTGGCTTCGTTTTGGTCGTCCGAGTTGACGATCTTGCACACGAGTTCAGGTGGCCAGAGATCGCGGGCGTCGTCATCGACCATGTCGATCATCGCGCACAGTTTGGCGAGCTCCTCGGGAACTTGGGTGTTGACTTCTTGTGGCATTGTGATTACACTCCTAGGCAGTCGGCTTGTTCGGGTATCCTACTGGGAGAATAGTCATGAATTACAACGATTTTGTCTCAATGGTAAATCGGGAGTTCGATCGATGTAAAAAGATCGACTCGACCTACAGGTACGGCCAGTGCATGTTCAACATGCTCGCCGCGTTCAAGGGCTACATCGCTGAAGAGATTCGGGCAACACCGCTAGATCCCTTTTACAAAAATGACGTGCCGCAGGAAACGTGGGAGTACGTTCACGACCGCTGGTAACCGACCGCGTTGGCGCGGGTTCCGTGACCAAAGAACTCTAGATACGACACCCGCCGACCCCACGTAACGTCTTTGACCGCGTGGGTGCCGAGGTAGCCGCTCGAGTAAACGATCGCCGATCCAAACTTCGGGACGATCTCACAATCTGGGTAGCGGAATGCCAGCGCCCCACCCTCGCAGTAATCGTCAAGAATTAGCGACGCTGTCAGGACGTTCTGGATTGAAGCTTCGCTTGCCTCGCCGTCACCGACCAGATTGTCGTGGTGGAAGCCCATGCCGGCCGATATGCCATATGAGGCTAAGTGTGGGTCTGTCCGCCACCAAACACTCTTTTTGACGTCGGGATATGCCTCCATATAGGCATCGACGGCATATCCGACGGCTTCATATATCTTCTGGAAAATTGCGGCGTCTTCTTCGCTGCACTGTTCTGTGAGGTGAAGGGCTCTTCGGGGTGACGCCTCGATATCAGCCGCCTCGAAGCGATATCCACCACGATTCAGATATGAGCCGTCCTCTTGAAGGAAGTAATCCTCGGGCTGTTCATCGAACCGGCGTTGGATCCAGTCGAGAATCTCGCCACGGTTGTGGTTGAAGATGTCGGGGAATTCGACGACGCCGAAACCGTGGTCGATCATTACACGGGTCGGCCGGCTGCGATGTTTTCGGCTCGTTCGCGCTCGTTGCGAAGGCGCTTGAACTTTTTTGCGGTGATCCCGTCTCTTTCCTCGGTGTACATCACGTCCCAGTAGCCGCAGGTGAAAAGGTTTCCGACGGCCGTGGCTTTTTCTCCTGACAGGTACATCGTGTGCTCGTCGGTGTAGCCGTCAAGTCCGGGGTGGGGCCATCCATACAGTGCTGCTTCGACGTACGAAAATTTACCTGTCTGGGCTTTTTCGGCGACCTCGACTTCGGACTCTTCTCCCCAGAGACCGTTGGCGTCGACCCAGATTCCGTCGAAGTCGCGAGCGATCGCTTGATCCATGTATTCGAACAGGCTTCCGCCATTGACGATGCAGAAGATGATGTCGCAGGTGTCGATCAGGTTGTCGACGGTGCCGAGATCGATCAGGTGAAATTCCTCGGCGCGTGCTGCTGTGAATTCGCTGCGCCCCTCGGACGCCCAATGGGCCTGATGTCCGCTGCCTTGGAGGCCGCGGGCGATCGTGCCGCCCATCTTGCCGGGGTGGATGATGCCGACTTTAGCCGACTGGGGGGAGAATCGAGTATCCATGTTCCATGTACACATTCGTTGAGATTGAAGCGATTTCGGGGTTTTCCTTGGGGTCGACCACGTTTTCGCTTACTGCCGGATTGGGTGTTCCCTGACAATACCACCCGAGGTACGAGTAGCGCCACCCTCCTGTAACTGGCCGGACTTCGTGGGCAGCCATGTAGTTGGACGGGAAGAACAGAATGTCGCCTTTCTTGATGTCTTTGTGGGTGATGTCGAGATATTCGAAATGGTGTTCGCCGCCGGTGAAGTTGGTGCCGTCGAGTTCGTCTTCTGTTTCGACGCGGTCGTTGAGGTAGGCGACAACGGACACCGTATTTCGTGTGGCGAGCTGATCCCGCGGATGCGGTCTGCCGTATTCGTAATCGGTGCTGACGTCGGCATGCATTCCGAGGAATCCTCCGACCGGGTAGGCGACGATGTGGCTTTTGATTTTCCACCAGATGCATTTCCCGGCGATCGGGAATTTGTTCAGGTAGTCCAGAAGGCAGGCGTCGCGCTGCTCCTCGATGTAATTGAGGGCGTCGATAACTTCTTGTCGGCTGTCTTGATGGACGAAGCTTCCTCGCCACGGCATCTCGTCAAGCGACCGTTTGGAGAAGAAGTATTTGCTGCGGTTGATGTAGCCCTCTTCCCCGGTGATGGGGTCGATGCCGGGTTCGTACATCGTGTCGCGTTCCTTCTGGAGTGTTTCCTTGCAGTAGGAGCGCATCCACCCCCAGTCGAGCTCGAAGGCGTTTTCGTACAGGACTACACCGCCACCCAAATGTTCACCGCGCTTACCCATTGTCGTCCTCCGGAAAAATTGCGTCGAGGTATCGCATCGTAGAACGAATTGTTCCCTCAAGCACTGTAGCGTGTGCCGCGATGCGCAAAGTGCGGACCCGTGTCCAGAAATGTGAAATTCGAAGTCTTGGCGAGCCTCCGGTAACGGCATTGACTGAGTGTCCGTGTTTATCAGTCGAAGGAAAAAAAACTAACATCCCTGCTTCTGGATGTATTGAAAGGCTCAAATCGGGGAAAATAAGTTCACCGCCGGTAAAATCCGCATTAAAATATATCAATGAGACGAACTCTATGAACGCACGCGGCAAAGAATCGCCGTTGGAGTCAAAATCTAAGCTTCCGTTGGGGTGAAGATGGTCGTGATGTGTGCCCATCCAGAAACCGGGCACAGAGCGTTCGAAAAAGGATCCCGCATCTGTCGAGACATCCTCCCCGAAACAGGAATGAATAAGACTTCTTACCCTGTCGATAAGTGCAGCCTCTTTTTCTACCGCCATAGTAAAATTTGACATAATTTCCGCTGAATCAGAGCGGACAGCTTCGATGCCGTCCTGAACAAAGCCGCCCTCCCAAAAGCGCGGGTCTGCCATATTCTGCTGCCAAAATTGGACTTCCGGGCCGTCTAAAAAGTTACGGACCAAGTAGACGCCGTCAACTAAAGAGACGTCGAGAGTCATCGTTCGCGTTCATGCTCATTCAGCTCCAACATGTAGCCAATGTAGTCGTGGATGCGTTCCACGACCCTGCGGCGATCCTCGTTGTCTTTCAGATGGTTGAAACATCCCCACACCGTGTCGACGGCAAACTGAACAAGAAAATCTTCAGGGGGATCGGCGTCCTTCCAGTCGGTGTACTGCATGAACGGCAAGTTCTGGTAATCCCACGGCCTGAACTGGAGTGGCTGGTGTGGGAACCAGTCCGGGTAGTGCCATGCGTGTCCAGCGTGCCGCATGTCGGGATGCCACTCGATGTGGGCGCGAATCTGCGGGATGACGTTCTTGGAACTGTCCGGGTTGTCGTACTGGAACAGATTCATATCCGGCTCGTAGAAGTAGTGGAAGTCGCCGTTTCTGGAACACAGGTACATGGTTCCTGCGGGTTCACAGTGGGGAAGTTTGTGGTTCTTGTATCGCATCAGGTTGCGGTACACGGCGTTGTTCTCGTCCTGCTCAACGATGTAGACGTTGAACAGGTCGTTGTTGATCTCGCGCGCTAGGAGATTGACGTCTTCTCGCCAGTCGCCGTTCTCGTCGGCAATCACAAAAAGTGTGACAGTCTGGTACAAATGATCGACTTCTTCGAGTGCGTAAAAGCCTTTGGTGAACACGAGCGGAATGTGATCTGGGTTGGGGCCGGAGGTCGAGTCCTTTTCGACGCCTTCTCGGCGGAACGTGTCGCCGAACTCTGGGTCGCGGCTGTCTGCAAAATTTTTCTCGTAGAACGGAAGTTGACGGCCAATCTCGAAACGATCGAAAATCCTGTTTTCTCGTTCCCAGCCGGGCGTAAACGCATGAAGTACCGCCCTGTTATCCCAAACGAGCACGTCGCCGACTTCCCATTCCCACTTCCACCGGTTAGCGGGGTTCGCTTCGTAGGCGGCAACGCAATCCTCTACTTCGCTAAACCACTCCGGCGGGTCTCCTTCGCAGTCAAGAAAAGTTCCGGGCCCAGTCCAGTAGAGCATCGTCTCACCCGTATCGGGGTGGGTGCGAAGAGCACCGTGGCAGATGACGTCGCGGTTTTCCTGTCCGGGTTCTGCCGCACCGGTTTCACCTCGCAGCACTGCCTCCTCGAGGTGCGTCTTCAGGTGTTCGGGCATCGACTGATATAGGCCAGACAGCGAAATGAACAGGGTGTCGCCGAAACCGCGCGGTACGTCGAACTTTGTCATTTTCATCGACGTGAGTACCGGTGGGTCCTGCAAAAATGGGTTGTCGACGTGCCAGATTCCCTTGATGAACTCTTCGGTATCTTCGGTCTCGACGTCGGGAATTGACGGATGGTTTTGGTCCATCAGGTTTCCGGGAGTCGGTTCCGATCCCCCGTCCGACTCGTGGGGTGAGTAGAGGGCGCGCATGAGCTCCATGTGCTCTTGGACGGACGGATCCATCCCTTTGAAGCCGATCACCTTGTTGCGCTTCAGTATTTCTCTGAAATAGTCCCTATTGTCAATTACTTCCCGCGCGGTAACACCTCGGATTTTGAATCCAAGATCACCTAGTCGTAACCCTGCTGCGATTCCACCTTGCATTATTTAGGCTCCTCTAGTTTCACGTGACCGTCGAATGCCGGCCCAATTCGATTGCCGTCCGCATCCAAACCAGTGCGTATACCGCCCATCCATGTCCACGGCTGCTCACGCAGTTTAATCATTTTCGCATCGCTGTATCTTTGACGTGCGTCGTTGATTTCGTTTTGATCTTCGTCCCACATGTTTTTCACGTTGAACTCGACACTGGGCATCAAAGTCGTGTCGTAAAACTGGAAGAACATGAACGGTGATCCCGCAGGAAACGTCACCGGCTTGCCGATCTTGGTGATTTTCCAGTTCATATTGAACTCGTCAGGCCACCAGTCGGATGGAATATGGGCAGTTAGGGGTACCGCGCCATCCACGAAAAGATTAGGTGAACCCGATATCCATGTGGCTATACCGGGCGGCGTGTGGAAGGTCCAGCCGACCGCGAACGACATGATCCCGACGATTGACGGGACAACGATTGGCCGGGTGTAACTCTGGCCATTGATCTCAAAATCCATGGTTTCGCCGGAGAGCACGCGTGGAACTGTCATCCCGCCGTCCCATTCGATGACGACATCCTGCTGAAGCACCATTTCCCAGCCGTTTACGTTTGCCTCAGTAAGGGGAAGGCATTTGTAGGCGTGCTTTTTGTAGGTGTCGTCCATCCAGTCGCGTCGCACTGTCGACTGGCGGATCTCTGGAGGGTTCTGGTGGCTCCTGACGAGCGTAACTTCCATATCAGGCGAGCGCCATCGTTTGACCTGAGGCAGACGGCAAACCGACCGGAGATGTGGACTGCTGGTACGGCCCAGCATGATCCTGATGGTTCCGGTCGTTGTAGTCGTACATGGTGACCGCCGAGTACTTGATGCCCTTCTTCACCGGTAGTGAAGCGTGGGCGTAGATGAAGTCGCTCGGGTGGATGATGACGTCACCGAACTCGGGGATGAACTTGAGGTTCTTGTACGGCATCATGTACTCGCCGCCCTCATAGTCATCGTTGATGTATCCGATCGCGGACACGGCACACGAGTACGAGAATCCTGAGTCGGGGTGGACGGCAAAGTGCTGCCCTTCGCCGTACTTCACGAAGTTTGTTGCCTCCTCGTATTCGAGGGACAGGTTGTAGATGCTGGAGTAGTGGCGAACGCATTCGCGGACACCGGCGATGACTTCTTCGTACACGGCTCCAAGGTCAGCAAATTCGGTGGGCACTGGCATGTCGGCTTGCCGCAGCTTGAAGTCGAAGCAGTCTCGGTAGTCCTTCATGATGTCGTTGTCGCCGACCATCGCCTGCTTCCACGAGTAGTACTCGGTGGTGCTGTCGGCGAGGCCACGCTCAAGCCGTCCGACAAAGTCTGAGTCTTTTGGCCAGACGTCCTTGTACAGGATGATTCCGTCGGTGGGCACTCCGAGAGTTCCAGCTACGCGCATTGTTACCTCAATTCGGTGATGGTGTAGAACGACGGTGTAGTCCATCGCTCTCCGCTAGTGATTTGCTTCACTCCGTGAAGATAGTGGACGTCACCCGGGTGAGCAACAGCCAGCCCGGGTTTGATGTCGAGTTCGATGTCGTATTCCGGATAGTAGAACTGTCCGCCTTCAAATTCGTCGTTCCAGTAAATGATCGAGTTTATGTCATAGGTTGGAAATGGGTTAGGTGTCCCATCGTTCAACTGCTTGTCGGCATGCGGCAACTGTTCGTTACCGGGCAGCCAACGGATGAGAACCGGGGGGCGCTGGTAAAGACTGACATTAAATTTGTCTTCTAGAACGGCCTGCATCTTTTTGATGTATTTGTCGATTAGAGCGTGGATGTCTGGCGCGATGCGCGCGAGAATGTCGCCGCTGCACATCCGGTCCCACCAGTACGAAGCGTCGTAGATGCATTCGCCGTCTTCGTTAAATTCGTCGCCACGAGGATTTTCCCATTCGTTGATCGTCGGGAAGAACGTCTGCAGCGTTTTCAGGTCCTCGGGCTCTACGAAATCTTCGATAATGACGATGTTGTCGGGTCCGGTGCCGAAATGCCCGGGCTGAATGAGCGATTTTTCCTCCATCACCGAGGAGCGTACCACATCTGCGGCAAGACAGTCTCAGGGGAGAAAGTCCTATTTGCCGTGGACTGCGCGTCGGATGTGGGGCTCGAGAGTCAGGTGGATGGTAACCCCAAGCGCAAGCGGGTATACCCACCAGCGGTGCTTGGGATGGAAGATGGCTTTCCAGCAGCTTCTCGTAAGCGTCTCAAATTTGCCGCCACGGATCGCGACAACGTCATGCAGGATGACGTAGAGCGCGATAACTGCCCATCCAAACGATCCGGATTTCCCCTTATTTGTTTTTAGGTCAACCGGCTCTTTTAGCGTCCTCCACAGCCAGCCCATCTCGCATCACTTGAAGCGCGGCGGGAAGAACGGCGGGAAGAACGGGGGGAAGAACGGCGGGAAGAACGGGGGGAAGTGCGGTGGGAAATGTGGCGGGAAGTGCGGTGGGAAAAACGGAGGGAAGTGGGGAGGGAAGAACGGTGGGAAATGCGGAGGGAAGTGGGGAGGGAAGAACGGTGGGAAATGCGGAGGGAAGAACGGTGGGAAGAACGGCGGGAAGAACGGGGGGAAGAACGGGGGGAAGAACGGCGGGAAGAACGGGGGGAAGAACGGGCCGATTGCACGAACGACAATGGTAGTGCCGAGGGGAACCTCAAAGCTGGTGGTGCCGGTATAGGTGACACCGTCAACAACAATCTCGTGTGCCTTGCCGACATCACCGGAAACTTCCGTGTCTGAAGTATCGGCAGCCTCAGAGACGTTCGTAAACCCGAGCGCCTGAAGGGCGGTTACACGGTCACCCGCATCCTCGTTGTCAGTGAAGGTGAA